ATGTTTGGCGCAGCCGTTGGCGCAAACCGCACAATCAAGGCCCTGCCGCTTCACGCGTCGGGGCTTTTTTTATGCCCACAATCTCCCGCCATGGCAGCTCCAAACACCGTTGACTTCCCCCCTCACCACCCAGGCATGGCGGAACTCCACCGCCGGGTGATGAATGCCTTCCGCGTGCACTGGGCCAAGTTCCCCAAGGCCACACCTCAAAAGCTGGTCCTGACCCAGAAGCAGGCAGACGATCTGCAGCTGACTCGGCTCTATGGCAGCGTCTCAATCGCTGGCTACTCGCCCCCGAAAGGCACGTTCAACGACCGCCCAGTGGAGGTGTCAGCAACGACGGCCGGTGTCCTGGTGGCCAATGACGGCACGGAAATGCCGCTGGCCGACTACGACAAGATGCCTACGGCGTAAGGGCTACCTCGGCCAAGCCTCGCGCAGCGCATCAACCTTGGCCTGGCAGTCGGCGTAGAGCCGGATCGTGTGCGTGGCCCATGCAATCACCTCCCGCCCGGTCACGCCCGTCAGCCGCTCAAGACCCGGGCAGCTTGAGTCCAGATTTGCCGGGATTGGGATCGCCGGAGATTTGGGCATTGATGAGGCGCAGCCCATCAAGATCCATGCACTGCTGCAAATACACAGGGCGCTCAACGATCTTTTCCAGCATGACCGTGACTGTGCGGTGTTTGGTTTCATTGGTGGTCCTCTTTTCTTCGAAGGCGCCGCTTGACGCGTGGGCGCGCTCCAGTTGCTTCTGGCGCTCTTTGGCCTCTTGCTCGATGCGCTGCTTGTCGGCTGCGTCCCAGCGCCAGCCCTGCGTCTTCCACCCGCTGCCGAAGCCGACGGCAAGGGCCACAAGGGCTGTGGCGGCGTAGGTGTAGAGCATCAGATCGCCCCCTTCTCGCGCTGGATGCCAGCCTTCACGCCCAGCCCAAAGAAGTGCCGCGCCATCTGCTCAAGCTGCCGTTCACTCCACGGCGTACACCCGACAGCGGCACATTCAGCGGCGTCCTCTGGGGAAACTTCCAAGCCTTTGGTGGTGGCGCAGCCAGCAAGGATTACGGCGGCCAGGATCAGGGTGAAGCGGTTCATGGTGTTTTCCCTTCGCACATTGCACGCTCAGCGGCGCGGCGCCGCACCAGGCCGGGCAATTCCTTGCCGCCAGCCAGGGTCCAGCGCGACAACTCGGCACAGGCCCCGGGCATGTCCCCGGCGTTTGCCTTGCGCACAAGCGTGGACTTGCAGAAATTGCCGTTGCCCACATTGAAGGCGAACGACAGGAAGGCGGCACGCTGGCCGTTTGTCATGGGGCGCTGCACGCAATCCAGGGCTGGGGCGTGCTTCATCAGGTCGCCGTACAGCTGCTGGTCGCACTGTTCCTGGGTCCACGTCTGCCCCATCATCAACTCGGGGCCCGTGTGCCCCGTGCAGCTGGTGAGGATGCCTATGGGATCGCGGTAGGTGCGGAACACCGTGCCCTCAAAGTGCGCAATCAGCGGCACGGCCAGGGCCAAAGCCCCGGCGCCGATTTTGGTGGCCAGCCTTTGGCGCGGGGTCATTTAGGACTCACGCCGCCCTTGAGGGCTGCCCAGAATGCGGCCATGGACGCCCCAAGGCCAACGAGGTAGCCGAGGGGCTTGGCCGCCTTGCCGATCCATGTGAGCACCTTCATGGCGCCCTTCCAGCTCTCGAACACATCCAGCATTTCAGCCGTGTTGGCCTCAATGCGCTTTGTGGCGTTGGTGTTCTCGGCCAGCTCCACTCGAAACTGGGCCTGCTCCAATTTGATGGCGGTTACTTCGTCTGTGAGGGAGTCCATGCGCTTGTCTCCTTCGGCCAGTTCGTTGTGGATCTGTTGCAGGTTCTCATCGTTCATCAGGCCCTCCCAGGCAAAACAGACCAAGTCACCGGCGCCCGCAGGTCTGCGCCTGGAATCGGGAGCCACAGTTGCGCACCGTCCGACTCGCGCCAGAGGTTGCTGATTTCATAGCCGACACGGACCACAACAGGGATGAGTAGGAACTTGTCCTGCGCGATGACCTGCCATGCGTCGCCGCAGCGGTACACGGTGGAACCGTTGCCGCGCCACACCTGCACGCCAGTAGACAGGTCAACCGGGACGCCGAGGCTCCAGGCGCGGTACTCCCCGGCGTTGCGCCTATACCATGCCTTGCGGCTCTCGGTGGATCGAGGGTGTGTGCCTGGCAGCCAGTAGTTGGCCGCCACAGCCTGCGCGTCTACAGGGTCCAGCCACTGGCCCGGCGCGGGGCGCCCGCCCTCGGGTGTCTCCACCCATGGCACGTTGTCGCCGTGCGCGGTGATGTTGACCATGGGCGCTATGTCCCAGTCGGCCAGGTCGGGGCGCACGTCCACCAGGCGCTCGGCCGCCCAGGGCAGCAGCCGGGCGATCTTGCCCGCCTTGAATAGGCGCACGCGCCACTTTGCCCAGGTGAGGCCCCGTGCGCGGTCGCGTGCGCCCTCCAGCGCGGCGATGGCGGCCGGGTGGTAGTGATCTGGCACACCGGCCGCCCGCAGGTGCTTGATGTAGTTCATGGGTTTCCTTCAGGCGTAAAAAAACCCGCCGAAGCGGGTTGCTGTGGGTACATGCTGAGCAGCAGCGCCGCCAGCCCATTGGGGCCCAATCGCCAGGGCTCCAGGATGCCGAGCGCTGCGCCCTCGGCCTCGCTGCAGAACCAGCCCTCGGGCGCCTCGCGCACCAGCCAGCACACGAAGCGCAGGTTGCCGGGCAGGTCGTAGGGCTCGCCCTCGTGCGCCTCAAACCAGGCGCGTGCAGCGGCCTCCAGGTGGTCGGGCAGTTCAATGAAGTCCCAGTGGTCCGGGTCGTAGGCGATGCGCTTGAAGCGCACACCGCCATCGACCCAGCTGGCGCTGGCGCTCACGCCATCGGAAAACACCAGCTCGCAGTGGCTGTAGGGGCCACGGTCCACCCACTGCACGGCATGGCTGTAGAGGCCTTGCACACCGGGGCGTGTGGCCTTGTAGAAGGCAGCGCGCATCAAGGCAAGGCCCCGGCCTGGATGAACAACTGATCCAGACCTGCAGAGTCAAGGCCCAGAGCGGCGCCGAGAGTCACCAACAGCGGGCGGCGGCGCTCGAACACCTGTGACTCATCCCACTCGATCTGCGCCATGCGCCTCTGGATCGGGTCTGGGATTGCGTCGATGGCGGGTTGCACATTGTCAAGCACCCCAGCCAACAGCAAGGCCTGGAGGGCTTGCCGACGCGTTACCCGGTCTGGAACTGTCGGGCCGGGGGGCATGCCCTGGTCTGCGGCCACTTGCCAAGCGCCGGGGTAGTTGGCTTCGGCAAAGTCCTTATCGGCAAGGATCGTATTGATGACATCGCCTTGTTCGTTGAGGATTTCGATACGCATGATCAATCCCCCTTGAATTCGAGCGTAACGAAACCTGCACCACCCTGCCCGCCGGTAGCGCCCGCACCGCCGCCACCGCCGCGCCCACCGCGCCCGCCGTTGCTGCCGCCGCCACCGCCGCCACCAAAACCGCCCTTACCTCCCGGCCCCCCCAGGCCGCCGCCACCACCGCCCCCTCGCTTGCCGTCGAACCCGGTTCCGCCATCAATCGTCGCGCCGCCCTCTTCTGATACGTTGACGAGCAAGCGACAGTGGTTTTCGTCCGTGAGAGCTGGCGCCGTTACGCCGAAGTCGCCCGCAACGTTAGGGCCGGGCTCAGTCCCTGTGCCAGGCCCCCCAGACCCGCCGCCACCGCCACTACGGCTAGAGCTTGCGGGGGCACCTCCTACACCATCCACACCTGCCCCACCAGCTCCGACGTTTGCGAAGCCACTTTGCCCGCCTTGTTTACCCTTCGGCACGCCGTTAAGAAGAGGAGCGCTACCGCCGCCGCCAGGCCCCGTGCCAGACGGACCACCTAGCCCGCCGAGCCAATACTCATCAGCTCCGGTAGGTGGGCTGTTGTCCGCAGGAGTGCCCGAGGCGACCCCTGCTTTACCGCCTGGGATGCTCAAATTGAGGCCGTTGGGGCCAGTAACTGTCAGGGTTCCGCCGTCCGTATTGGCCGCTGGTGGGGCCGGGACGGTCACTACCACCGGATCGCCCTTGGTGACTTGAACCTCTTTGAACGCCACGGTGGCGCCATTTGCGCCGGAGCCTGTAGCAGACGACCTCCCGCCGCCTGCGGCCCCCATGCCCCGAACCAGCATCGTGCCGGTGAAAGGGGCAAGCACAGTGCGGCTACTGGGACAGTACACGCGTTCGTAGTTCCCACCGCCGATGTGGTCAAGTGAATTGAGTGTGGTCATTAAATTAGCCCTCGCGTTGCGTCCTCAAAGGTGCGATCAAGCTGGCGATAGCCCGCCGTGATCAGGACCACACCGCGTGTCTGCGTGCGGTCCTTGGTTGCACCGAAGTCAATGGTGTAGGTCCCCACCCCGATGGCCTCGCGGATGCCGAAGTAATCCCCCTTGGCCCAGCTGACGCCAGTCATGTTGAGCGTGATGCCAGCGGCGCCGATGATGTAGCGCACGCCCGGCACCACGGTGGTGTTGCTGGTGATGTACTGGGTGGGGGCAATGCCCGCGTCCAGCGCAGTCCACGACGCAGACACGCCAGGGACGGCTGCTGTTACGTCGGCAAGGTCATCCAGAAGCAGCCAGAACCGCCCGTTGTCCTTGACGGTTGCGGGCTTTGCCAGGGGGCCCGAGAGGCTAGACCAGAGGCCCTTGAAGTTGGCCGCGCCCAGCACTACGGCCTGCACGTCGGCAGCTGATGCCGCAGCAGATGCCGCAGCGCTTGCCAGCGATTGCGTTTCTGTCGCATTGTTGTTGACGTTGTCAGCGAGCGCGTTCATCTGCGTGCGGTAGGCGCCACTGAGTGCCTGCTGGAACGGATACGCCCTGGAATCGAAGGTCGCGCGGTCGTTTGGGTCTGGCGCCGTTGGCAGCGCATCGACCGGGGTTGGGGCAACGATTGCCATTAGATGAGTCCTTTCACATTGACCTGCAGGGTGGCGATGCCGAAGCTGTCGTAGCTCATGGAGCAGCTGCCAATGCCGAAGACGTTGAGGCCATCGAACCCCTGGGAATTAGTAGCGATCCACGACACGGGCACATCGAGCACTTGCTGCACCGTGGCCAGTGCGGCGTCTGCCTTCTGGCGCGGAATGACCACCGTTGCGCGGAGGTTTGTGGACTTGCCGCGTCGTTTGATAGTGGTGGTGCCGTCGTCGTTGGTCTTGATATAGCTGTAGCTGGTGGGCTCTGCCGATGCGCCGCCAGTCACCCCGCCCCATTCCGCATCTCCAAGGAGCGGAGTGAGGTCGCCCACATTGATCATTCCGATGCCAACAGCGACACCTGTGGCCGCAGTGACGGTGATGGTCAGTTCTGCCGTTGGACGGATGGGCAGATTGCTCAGCACCAGTTTCTGGATGGGGCGGCGCTTGCCGAACATGTAGTCGTACCAGCCGGTGGGTGGCTCGGTAAGGCTGGCGGCACCGGAAGCCGGGTAACGGTATATCTCCGTGCCGCCCGGAACGTCCTTCACCGACACCACGATTTGCGCGCCGGTGAGGCCGTACAAACTGATGGCGTTGAAATAGCCCGGGCTCAGCACGTAGGTGATGCTGGCTGTAGCTGTGGCCGCCGTGCTTGTGTAGGTGTCGAACGGCGCGTAGCGCTGCGTTGGGCCAGCGTCAAGCCAGTAGGCCGTATCAACCTCCGGCAGAGCCGTGCGGCCGGTGTGCGGCTGCACGCATTCGTAGACGCGGTGCGTGGTCGCGCGGATGCGACGGTCGCCCAGCACATAGTTGCCTGCTGATACCCACGCAGTTTCACCAGCCGCAGGCTCCGCAATGGTGGTTCCCGCGCCGACCATGGCATCGGTGATGGTGATGGGGACGAGGATGTTCATACGGTTTCGTCCTCAACCAGAGCCACTGGCACCGGGGAAATCGGGTTTCCATTGGTAGCGCGGCTGGTGTCCTGGGCATGACCCTCAATTGCGGCCAACCTGGTTTCGATCCGCGCGTTCTGCTCCAGCAACGCAGTCAAGAGCGCTTCCGTCTGCCCACTGCCACTCATGCCAGGATTTGCCGCCGGGTTGTAGGCCTTGGGAACGATGGCCTCGCCTTCATGGATCTGGGCCAACATGTCGCGCGGCACGTAGTTGGTGCCCACGGCGAAAGCCGGAATGTTGTTGGCCTTGTACCAACGCTCCCAGTCAGATTCGTACAGGCCAGACAGGCCCGCAAGGTCTTCAGGCGTGAGCTTGTTGTCGGCAATCCACTTGTTCAGGCCCGCTGCGTCACCCGTGCCGTCAAAGGCGTGATACCCAGCTGCGTATTTGTCGAGGCGCTGTTCTTGCTCCAGGCTCACCCCTTGGTAGAAGGTGCCGCCCGTGTAAGAGCCGGGTGTGAAGTACTTGTCCGAAACGTTGGAGCTGCCGCCCCAGGTAATTCCACCAACACTTCCCGCCGCTGAGCCCTTGCCCTTATCACTGGAAGCCGTCTTGGGGAACATCAACGCCTCAAGATTCTTGATCGCGTCCACCACGCTGAGCGTGGCTTCATACGTGCCGCTTGCGATCTCGATCTGCTCTTTCCAGTAGTCGAGCGTCTGATTCAGCTGCTCGCTTTGGGCCTCCAGCTCTTTTACCGTGCGCTCGGCGCTGGTGAGCTGCTTGCCGGTCAGTCCTTCCAGTTCCGAGAGCTTGCCCGCAAGCACCAGGCGGTCGCGATCCATCTCGAACTGGCTGGCGTAGCCGCTGGAGTCCAGCCCACCGCGCGCCGCGCTGATGGCGTCGGCCAGTTGGGTTTCGTCGGGCAGGTAGCCGGTCGTGCGGGCAGTTGCCAGCGCTTGCGTGATGAAGTCGTTGCCCTGCACGGCCAGCATGGCGCGGGTGGAGTCCACTTCGCCATACAGCTCGCGCACATTGGACTTGAGCAGGTCGAACAGGCCGCCCATGGTGCTGGCCACGTCCTGCGCCACGTCGATCTGCGTCTGCAGCGCCTCTTTCTCCTTGGCGATGGCACGCTCCAGGCCGCGCAGGGCCTTGTCGCGGGCGTCGGCCTGCTCCTTGGCGATGCGGGCCGCAGCGTCGTCGGCCGACTCGTTCAGCTCTGCAAACGTGCCCGAGAGAGCCAGGAGGGCTGCTGCTGTTTGCGACGCATCCTTGCCGATGCCGAGCACCTCGGAGTTCACGGCAATCAAGCCGCTCAACCCCTCCTGAAATGCAGCCGGGTCGAGACCCTTGCCCGCCAAGTCGCTGACACCACTCAGGAACCCATCAAGCTTTCCAGCGAGCGCGGGGTCTGCCTCAGCATTGCCAAGCAGTGCCGGGTTGATGCCCGACACGATGCTGCGCGCACCGGCGTCGGCCAGCGTGAAGCCGTCTTTGCCAGCGCCCGCGATGGCGTCGTTGATCTGCTTGGACAGCGCAGCGCGGGTTTTGTCCTGCACCTCTGCCTGCTCCAGCGTGCTCTCCACCAGACGGCTGAACTCCTCGCGGTTCTTGGGCACATCGATGCCCAGCGCGGCGAACTGCTTGTCCAGTTGCTTTTGCAGATTGGCCCGCTTCTGATCTTCTGTCGTGAAGTTGTCGTAGTAGGTGTTGAGGTTGCTCTGCAGCTTGTCGAAACCGCCCGATGCTGCAGCCAGGCCTGCTGCGGCGTCGAAGCCCATGTCGGCCAGCTTGTCCAGGCCCATGGCCTCGAACGCGCTGGTGAGGTTCTGCACCCCCACGATCTGGGCGTTGATGGACTCCAGCAGCGCGTTGGCAGCCTCTTCGCCCAGACCCTCGGCGTCCACGCCCTTGAGCATCTTCTTGACCGTCTCCGGGATGTCGGTGACGGACTGCAGCGCCTGGATGGTGGACTGCTTCAGATCGAGCGTGAAGTTCTCCAGCGCGGTCTTGAAATCGGGGCTGTTGGTGCTGAATTTCTCGTACAGCGTGCCCGCGTAGTTATCGCCCTTGCCGCTCTCGCCAAAGGCCGTGCCATCGGACAAGATGCCGCCCGCGAACACACCGCCCCGGCCCTTGCCGGAGGTTTCCAGGCCCGCAGAGAAGCCCGTCAGCGTGGCCTTGCTGCCCAGCGCCTTCAGGAAAGCATTGATGCCGCTGGCCGTGCCCGACACCGCATCGCGGATGGCTTGCTCGTTCTGCACCGGGTCGCCTTCCAGGCGGTAGGCCTGGCCCGCGATCAGCGCGTTGCGCTGGCCGTTGGAGAAATCGCGGTCGAACTGCTGGCCCTGGTAGGTGTAGGTTTCACCACGGCGCTGGTTGGTCACAGTGCCGTCGAACGACACGCCGAACTGGCCGCCGGTGCGGGTTTCGCCCTTGGTGTCCTTGAGCAAGGAATTGAGCACCAGTAAACCACCGCCGACCAAGGCAAGCGGACCCGCCAGCGTGCCAAGGCCGCCAGCGATGTTGCCAGCACCGATAGCGGTTGTGCCTGCGCTGATCGTGCCTGCCAGCCCAGCCTCTCCGAACAAGCCGGACAGGCCAGCACGCAGGCCCATGCCGAACGTTCCGGTCAGAGCCGACAGGCCGCTGGCAGCGTTGCCAATGGTGCCCAGCGCAGAGCCGCCAGACGCAGCCCCTGCCACTGCCTGTGCCGCACCGCCTCCAACCAGGCCCAGCAGGTTCCCGACGATGTTCACCACGAATGGCTGGGCGAACATCTTGTAAATCTGGTCAGCTACGCTGGTCTTGAACGTTGTCACCAGCGAGCGAGTGAAGCTCTTCCAGCCGTCTTTGCCGTTGTTCAGCATGTCGGCAAAGCCGCGACGGAAGATGTCTTCATACGCAGAGACGGAGTCTTTCCAGTCGCTGATGAACTTCTTGTTCGCTTCGTTGCTACGGATCAGGACTAGCAGCTCTTTGCGCGCGTCAATTTCCCGCTGGATGTTCAGGTAGCCCTCGGAGCCTTCGACAAACTGCGCTTGCTTTTCGAGCAGGCGCGCTTGTGCGACGCGCTCCACCGCCTCGGCAAGGCTGATGTTTGCGGAGGTGGACAGGGCGAGAGCCCGGCCTTCGTCCTGCAGACCAGTAGTGCGCTCACGGGCAGAAGCCAGAGCGGCAGAGGCGGCGGCATCTTGCGCAGCCAGCCAGGCGGAGATGCTGTCCGTTTCTTTCTCGCGCAATGCTTGCCGAGTCTGCGCCACTTTGAGGGCGTCTTTTGCGGCTAGCGCGAGCTTCTCTTGGACCGATAAAGACTCCAGGTCGAGCAATACCTCAGCTTTGCGGACGGCCGTTAGTTTGAGCCGACCCGCAGCCAAATCCTCGTCCAGCTTGATGCGGATCTTCTGACTGTCTGTGAGCGCGCGATTGCCGGCCAGCTCCTGCTTGTTCTCTTCGATCTTGGCGCGGATGGAGGAGATCAAGGTTTCATAGGCGTTCTGTTCCGCCTTGACATCGCCCTGCCCCTTCTTGGCCATCTCAGCCAGCTTTTCATTGACGCCAGTGATGCGCTCGCGCAGCTCCTTGGCCTCTACGCTATTGCCTCGGTTCTGGGCTTCAAGCTCTTTCAGCGCGTCCTTGGCCACCTTTGCGACGCCGCGCAGCTTCTCCATGGCGGCCGATTGGGACTCATACGATTTGGTGAGGTCTAGCGCTGCCTTGACCTGGCTTTCCATCTCTTGGGATGTGGGGCCCCACGAACCGGTGGCACCTCCTTCAACCGTGCCAACCTTCCCGGATACAGATCGGCTTCCTCCGCTGCTTGCCTCTGGACCAGCGAACAGTGATGCAGCACCAATCGCCGGGCCAATCCCCGGCATGTACTTCAGCCACGTAGGGGGTTGCATCTGTGACAAGCGCACAGTCAGTTCGGCTGTCTTCTCGATCAGCTTGGCCAGCCAGTCGTTGGCGGTGCGAAATGCGCTGGAGTTGCCCACAGACGTGGTGAGCCTGTCCCACGCGTTGCTCATCTTGTCGGTAGCTTCGCCAAGGGGCGTCATGCCCTGCTTTGCGAGCCCTTCGGTCGCCTGCTTGAGCGCATCCAGCAGCGCAGCCTGCGCGCCGGACTTGTCGCCCATCTCGGCCATCTTGGTGATGGTGAGGATCTGCGCGGCCGTGAGCGTGCCGAGCGTTTCCTCCAGAGCCTTCGCACCCTTCGCTGGATCTGCAAATGCCTCTGCCAGCTTCTTGGCTGCGGTCGGAAGATCGGTGCCAGTAGCGGCGGCGAAGTCTGCGACGGACGACCCGAGGCCCTTGAACAGGCTGGAACCCAGCCCGCTAACCTTGGCGAACTCGCCAATGATGGCCGTAGCCGCCGCCTTGCTGACGCCGGGCACGGTGTTCAGCTCGTTGACCAGGGCCTTGATGTCGCCAACAGCAGCAGCCGACGCGCGGCCGGTGCCGATCAGCTGGGCCGACAGGTCGCGCAGCGCTGCGTCCTTGCCGTTCAGCGAGTACATCGCAAAGCCAAGGCCAGCAACTGCAGCTGCAGCAACGGTGAGAGGGTTGACCAGGCCGACGATGTACGTGCCGAGAGCCCTTGCGGCATTCCCTGCGCCGCCGAACATGCCCGACAGTTGCGATCCCTGTTGCAGCAGCACGGTCATTGGTGCCTGGCCACCCTGCAGCGACACGATGATGTCTTGGAACTGCGCAGGAACGCCACGCATCGCCGCTGCAGTGGCCCTGGCGGACATGCCCATGTTGTTCAGTGAGCCGGTGGCTGCAGCTTCTGCATCGCGGGCCCGCTGCTCCACCTCGCGCAGCCGCTGCAGCATGGGCTCGAACTTCTTGGGGTCCAGCCCCTTGTCGCTGATGTTGAATTCCAGGCGCTGGCTTGCCGTTTTGCCCAGCAGCTCCAGCTCGTTCGTGGCGCGCTTGATCGATGCGGAGATGCGGCTTTCCGCCCGGGTGAACTTCTCTGCACTGGCGCCCGCGCCGTCGCCGATCTTGTCAACGGCCTGGCCTGCCTTTGTCGCAGACGTGGCTACCTCATTGGCCATCTGCTGGGCCTTGTCGCCAACACGGTTGAAGGCGCTTTCGGCCTGTTCCGAGTTGACGACTACCTCGCCCTGAATTCGCAGGTCAGATGTCATGGGTGCCCAAATGAAAAAGGCCCGCCGAGGCGAGCCAGGAAATGAAAAAGCCACCCGGAGGTGGCTATTTGCCTGAGCGGTTCTCGCTCATCTGGTCGAGCGCCGTGCGCTCCAGTAGCTGGATGTCTTCAAAGAGTTCTAGCCACTCTGCGGTGCTTGACGCGATGCGGTCCAGCAAGGGGTAAATGGCGCCGTAGTCAAGGCCCGAAGGGGTGCTTACCGATCCGCCCATGAACGACTGCATGCGCATGCGCCACTGGGTGGAAACCTGGCAGAACAGAACCCATGCCTGCCAGTTCTCAGGCCATACCTCCACCGCGTCGAGGCCGTAGTCGGCGGCGGTGAACATCGCCCCTTCCTCTTCCTCGAAATAGGCCGCGCGGGCGGCCTCGGTCAGTTTCCCAGGCGGCCTTCAGTGACTGCGGTGCGGTATGTCTCGATGATGGCCGCTGCTGCGCCGGGGTACTCGTTCGCCAGGTCTTCGACGGATTCCTTGGACAGCTCAACATCCAGGTTCCAGCCTTCGAGGATCTGCAGGATGTAGTCGGCGCCAGCGTCCACCGACTTCTCCAGGTACTCGGCCAGGCTGAACGGCTTCACCTCGGCCTCTTCGACCTTGGTGGTTTCCTTTGCCTTTTCCGAGGCGCGGGCGGCTTCTGTGATGCCGTCGATGAACTCGCCGTACTCCTTCTTGGTGCGGTACTTGAACACGCATTCCACGGTGCCCGTGGTGCCGTCCAGCATCTGCACGGAGATGGTCTTCTTGAAGTTCTTGGGGCGCTTGCCCAGAGTGATCTTGGCCATGAATGTCTTTCTTCGCAGGGTTGAAAATGCCCGTGCGCACCCACGCCGTCCCTGCGAAGGAACGAACGTGGATGCGTCGGTGCTGGGGTGGCTTTCGCCGGGGATCAGGAGGCGTAGCGCGTGGTGCGGTTGTTGCCGGTGATGGCGGCCGTCACGGTGTTGATCTGGCCGTCATTCATCTGCACGGACTCGTTCAGCGCCACGGTGCCGGGGATCAGCTGGATCTGGCCCGAACGGGTGACCACACGCAGGATGGTGTTGGTTTGCACGTCGGTCAGGTTCTTCAGGGCCGTGTAGCCAGCGGTGCTGATGGCATCGGCGTCCAGGGTCAGGGTGTAGTCGGTGCCGTTGAACCCGTCGTTCATCTTGTAGCGAACATCGGAGGCCAGGTACTTGTAGTCCACCGTGATAGGGTCGCCGCCGTTGCTGGAAACAGCCGTCACCAGCGTGATTTCCTGCCAGGTAGAAACCTTGCGCACGGTGCCGACGCCAGAGCCAGGCGGGAAGAAGTTCGTGGACGTAGTGTCGATGCCCTCCAGCGTGATGCTGGTGTTCAGGACCACGGACTTGATGCGAGCTGCGCGCAGGTTCAGACGGCCCCACCCACTGGAGACTTCAACGAAGTCGCCGTTGGCCAGGCCGGTGGTGCTGGCCATGGTGAGAACGCACTCGGTGGCGTTGCTGGCGGCGCTGAAAGACAGTGCCGATGCGAAAACAGAAGCCACGAAGATCGTGGTGCCGGTTGGTACTTGTGCCATGGTGAGGCCCTTTCGTTTGGACGAAAAAAAACCGCCTTGCAGCGGTGGTTGACGCCCGTGATGGGCATGAAAAAAGCCCCGCCCGGTTTCCCAGGAGGGGCTTGCTTGGTTGGCTTTCGCCTAATTCAGTGGGCTATCGCGCGGCCCAGATCGAAAATCGCTGTATGGCGCCGTAGAGCTTGGTGTCTGGCTCATAGGTGGCCAGCGGCTCACCCATGGGGGTGCAGGTGAATGCATGACTTGCGCACATCGCCTCTTCCGCCGCTCGGATCTTGGCCAGCGACTCCGCGCGGGTCAGGCTGTAAACGGACACCTGCACATAGCTGTTTCGCTTGTCGAGGGCGGTGTTGTCCAGTGCTCTGAGAGATTCACCACCCAGCAGCTGCCAGGCGATGAACGGCGGTGCCGTTCCGATGTCCGCAACGTCCGGGAACGTGCGCGGGCACACCGTCTTGAGCAGCGTCGAGAGGTCCGATTCCATGCTCATTTGTTGACCTCTTCCAGATAGCGCGCCTTGATGGCTGTACGAACTTCAGCGCGTGTTTCGACCACTGCTTTGCTAATGAATGGGTCTGCAGGCGTCTTGCTGGTGCCGTTGTGCACAATGAACCCGTACGGCGCTTCGGTCTTGTTGAAGCTGATGTGGTACGTACTCACGTCCTTGAAGCTGTTCTCTTTGCTGTAGACCTGGTAGATTGAGTCCCGTAAGTTCCCTGGTGGATAGGGACCGTACTTCTGGCCGCGTATGTAGAAAAAGTGGCTCTCGTCCGAAACCGGCGCATTGAGGCGCGCGCGCTCGTAGATGATCTGTGCGCCAGCCTGGGCCGCCGGGCGATTGGCTGCGTGCAGCTTGTCCACCTCGGCGCGCAGCCCTTCTTTGAAGGCAGCGACGTTCATGCGTACGCCCATGCCCATATCAGTTCACCACCTCACAGGCCAGATCAAGAAACTTCCGCCCCGACACATCCGGCATGACTGCCTTGATTTCGTAGGCGACCAGGTTGTGCACCACGCGCATGCCCGCATTCACGTCCTCGCGGTATCGGATGCGGATCGACGCGGCCACCACCGACACCGGGGCGCCCGCCTTGATGGCTTCCAGGCCGGACTTCATGCGGATGTCGGCCCAGACCGTGGCAACGTCTGTCCAGCCGGGGATGGGCTGGCCCAGTTCGTCCTGGGCCGTGCCTGGCGCCTGGATGACGCATCTGCGATTGAGCCGCCCGGCTTGCATCAGTACACCTTGAACCGGTCGAGCAGCGAGTCGGCAAAACGATCAGGCAGCGCTGCCACAGACACGCCCGTTTGCACGCTCTCGCGGTTGGCATAGAGGGTGCCCACCGCCAGCAACAGCCACGCCTTAACGCCTCGGGGAACGGCGGCCTGCTGGGCAGCCTCATCGCCCGCGCCGTAGCCTGCGGTGTAGTTGATCGACACAGAGCCAGTGCCGCCGCGCACGGCGGGCCACTCCTGGCCGGGAACCAGGCAAACCTTGTTTCCGACAAGCTCGTACACCGTGCTGGCCAGGGTCTGCGTTGCGCCGTCTGCGTCCTTGTACTGCACCGACTGCACGGCCTGCACTTGGGGCCATGGCAGCTTGATTTCGTCGGCGAAGTCATCAACCGTCAGCTTCCACGCCTGGGCCATGAGGCTGCGACCGGTGATCTGCTGGCAGGTGTCCACGGCTGCACCGATGAACGCCGTGATCAGCGTGTCCTCTGCCGTTTCTGTCTCGCGCAGGTGCAGCTTTGCCTCCGCGAGCGTCAACGGCAGGTAGGCCGGTGGGGTGGTTTGGGTGACGATCATGGTGTCCTTGTGATCTGCAAAGCGCCCGCGTGGGCAGGCGCTTCACGCATCAGGCAGCGACGCCGGGGCCCATGGCCGATGCGATGACAGTGGCGGCCTGGGTGGTTGGGCGGTACTCGGCCTTGTACTGGATGGCGATGATCCCGTTCACCACTGCGTTGGCCACGGTGCGGGTCAGGCTGGCGAACACGTAGCGGAGTGCTGGGTCGTACACATCCACCACCAGGGCCTTGTCGTCGCCGCTCGTGGCGTCAGCGGTGAAGGCGGCGGTGGCTACCTGCGTCACCGGAGTGGGCGAGCTGGTGGAACTGGCGGTGTTGCCCTTGGCGGTCAGCGTGAGGACGCTGGTTGCGGTCACATCACCCAGCAGGGCGATGAACATCACACCGTCGTAGCCCTGCATGTCGAGGACACTGGTCAGAACTTCGGTCTGCGCTGCCACTGCGGCTGCAGCAACTGGCGTGACCTTCACGTTTTTGAGCATGGAAGTCATGGTGTTTCTTTCAAGAAGGTTGGTTGGAGCCCGCCAATTGGCGGGCCCTGGGCATATCAAGCGGAGAAGCTCAGGAACTTCAGCGCTTCGGTGTTCTGCGCGCCGCCGCCGGTGCGCTTGGTGCTGTAGAACAGAACCCATGGCTTGGCGGTGTAGGGGTCGCGCAGCGTGCGGATGCCCATGCGATCCACGATCAGGTAGGCCTGCTTGAAGTCACCGAGAGCCAGCGACAGCGAGCCAGTGCCAAGGGCGGGCATGTACTGATCGATGCGGGTGGGGTAGCCCAGCAGGCGGTCTGGCTGACCGGCTTGCAGGGATGGTTCCCACAGGTAGCGGTCACTGGTGGCTTCCTTCATCTTGCGGATCTTGGTCCGCACCTCGCGGCGCATCACGAACGATGCGTTTTGCAGGTACTGGTCCTTGAACGCGCCGATCAGGTCTTGCAGCGGGTCGGCCTTGGTGGTGTGGAAGTCACCGTTGGCGCCAGTCTTAACGTGCTCGAACGTGCCCCATGCGCGGGTGTCGTCGCCCGTGGCAGCGGTGGCATATGCGGCCAGGCCCTTCGGCTTGCCCACACCGTCGCCAGTCCAGAACGCTGCGCCTTCGACGCGGGCGAACTTGTCGGCAATCTTGCCAGCCAGCCAGGCTTCAACATTGGTAGCGGCGTCGTCCAGGATGCGCTGCGATGCCTTTGGCATTGCGTACATCTCGTGGGCTTCGATGCGCCACTTGCCGACCGTGGGAGTGTTCGTCTCAGGACGGGAGCCCAGCTCAGACACCCAGCCTGCGCTGGCTTCGTCGTTGTCGAGGATGCCTTCGATGTCGTTCGAGCTGATCGTCTGCACCTCGGCCAGCTGGCGCATGGTGGACTGCTCGTAGATCTTGCCCAGCATGCGGCCAGCGGTGGCGTGAGGCAGCAGGTAGCCGCCGTCTGGGTCGGAACCGGCAGACATGGCCTTGCGCTCGTCGGCGGTCAGGCTTTCGAGCGTGGCACCCACGGCCAGCTTGAAGAAGGCCGACTTGTACTGCGTGTACGCTTCCACGGACAGATCGCCTGGGTGGCTCTTGCCCTTCATCTGGAAGTCGGCGCGCAGTGCGATGTTGAAGTTCTTGGTTTCCTCTGCCAGGTCGGCGGCGGACTTGGCTTCGATATCGTTTTGAGGGCGATTTGCCTTCTTCTGCAGGTCGTCAATGACAGCCTTCAGCTCATCGAACTTGTCCAGTTCGTCGCTGAGCTTGGCCACTTTGGCTTCCAGGTCGCCAACGGCTTTACCGTCTGCTTTGGCCTTGATCAGCTCGTCGTTCGCCTTCTTGAATTCGTCGAAGGCCTTGCCCTGGCCTTCAAGAATGCTCTTGACCTCCAGCAGCGTGACTTCGCCGCTCATGGCGACGGGAATCATGCCCAAGCCAGCGATGGCCTCGGGCGAGATCAAGGGATGACCGGCGACTGCGAACAGCGCCAGCACGGCGACAACAAGCAAGAAGCCGGTCGTCAGATTTTTTCGAGTGAATTGCATGATGTTTTGCCTTTCGGAAATGAAAAAACCGCCTCAATGGGCGGCTGTTACGGGGATTGCGCTTGGTCAGAAGACGGCGCGGGCTTTCAGGGAAGCCGCAAAATCTGCGGCCAGCGGTTCGCGATCCCCGGAATCACTCCGGCTGACGCTCTTAATGCGGGAAACCATGGCGGTTGCCTCGCTCTTCGACAAGCCACAAACATCACGCAGGTGGCGCTCGATTTCGGACAGGCTGTCAAGCTCTTCGATGGTCTTGACGGCCGAGACGCGCGAAGCGTCATTCATGGGCATGGTGACCAGCGAAAGTTCGTGCAGGTCAGCCTTTTTGATGGTGCGAACGCCGGTAACACGGTCCCAGCTGTCATCGCGCACGCGGTAGCCGATAGAGAGGCCGCTGATTGCCCCCATCTTCATCAGCTCGTAGGCCTCGGCGCCGCGCGCCGTCTTCAATGCCAGCTTTCCCTTGACCTTCAGGCCAATGGCGTCTTCTTCCATTTCTGTATAGACACCGATGGGCTCTGCCTGGCGGTGTTGCCACAGCATGGCTGGCAGGCGGCCTGCCGCTTTTGCTGCTGCCAGGGTTTCAGCGAAAGCCCCTGCCGCAACGATGTCGCCGCCACGGTCTGTGATGTTGAAAACTGAGCCGTAGCCTTCGAAGGTCCCAGTGTCGCCCGTGGCTTTGAGCTCGCAGTCAAAGTCGAGTGTCTTGGTTGTCATGGTTTCCTTTCAGGCCGTAGGCGCTGCGGGTGGTTGAGCGCTGCTGCCAGGCGGCAGTTTTGCGGCTTCGCCACCCATGGGGTTCATTTCTTCCAGTTCGCGCACCTGGTCGGGGGTCATCCAGCCAGGATGCCCGCCGGAACCAAGGGCTTTGGCGTAGTAGTCCGCCCGGTCCTTTGCGGACGCACGCATGAGGGCATTGGCGACGTGCTTGCAATACACCCCTTTTCGGCGCTCCGCGCGGGTCAGCAGGTGCAGGTCAGCAGATTGCTCAATCCGCATGTACCAAGGGGCTAAGGTATCTTCGCGGTGCGCATTGGAGAACTCTTCGGCACTGGCGTAGGTGCTGGTTTTGTCGCTGTGGAACACCTTCTGCGGGTGAACGCCCATGAACCGGCAAACTTCTTCGATCTGGTGCTTGCGCGTCTCAAGGTGCTGGGCATCAACGCCAGAAAGCGCGCCGGAGATCCACTTCGCGCCGTTGTCGAGGATCATCGGCACGCCTGCGTTATCTGCGCCTGCGTTCTCGGCCAAGATCCAGGCTTTCAGGGCCGCGTACTGCTCCTTGTTGAGCTTGCCCTCCACCGAATACGTGCCAGATGTGCGCACACCCTTTGCGTGCAGCTTTGCATGAGACTCTTCGGTAGCGATGGCCAGACCCAGGGCCTCACGCGCCAGGCTCAGAACGTCCAAACCGAGCAATCCGTCCCACGATGGGCCGCGAACGTGCCAAATTGCCTCGGCTGGGAACTCTTGCACGGCCCCAGTTTCGCCTGTGACCTCGAAAACCACCCTGTAATCGGGCTTCTGCGTCTTCTTCACCCGTCCAGGGTTGAGCAAAATCAGCTCAGAAATGCCGCCTACAGTGCGGTTGATGAAGGCGTAGGAGTTCCCCAGCGCAGCGTGAATCGTTTGCGTTTCGCGAAACTCGAATGAAGTGGTCCAGTCGTTGGGCGCAAAGGCCAGAAGGTCGTACAGGCGGTGGTCTTTGGCGGCCTCGATCTTCTTCAGACCGCCCTGCTCCACCTCGCGAAACACCTTCAGGGGCACCTGGGCCACGCCCTGCGACAAAACACGCAGGCAGGCGAACATGGTCGCCACCTTGAGCGCGTTTTCCAGCGTGATCGTCGGTCCAGCCATGGAAGACCGGCCTGCGCGCAGCATCTCCGCCCATACGGCCAGCGGGTCCGTGGATTTCTGCTCGGCCACCGCGCGCGCCAGGAACCCCATTACTTGGCACCTCGCGCCAGCACCACGCCAGCAGCCAGGGCGAACAAGCCGCCCACCACGTACCCTGCGGGCACGTACACCAGCCAGGCACCATAAGAGATGCCACCCGCACCGGCCAGCATGAGCGCATCAGGCAAAAGGCCTGCCGCCGCGCTCGCAGCGGTCTGCAATTTGTCTTTGATGGTCATGCGGTTTCCCAGAAGGATTTTTCAGACGCTGGGTTCAGCGACATGAGGGTGACAGCGTTGAAAAGCGCCATCAGCGGGTCGATCTTGGCGGACCCTGCCGCCTGTTTCGTGATGATCACGGCGTTGCCTCGCGGCTCCACCTTTGCATTGCCCACGCACCAGGCCATGAGGGGCTGGCCACCGTGCACCATGACGCCTTCGGCCAGCTTGCGCTCTGCCGTCTTGATGGCGCCCGTGAGCTTCCAGCCCTGGGACACGCCGATCAGCTTCTCTTCGGGGATCCCGGCCTCTGCCAGGGCGTCCACGATGCCTCCTAGCCCGGCCGGGTCGCATCCGATCTTGTCCAGCAGGCCCCGCGCCTCGATCAGGGCGCAGATCCCGGCCACGTCTTCCACGTCCTCGCCGATGTTCTGTACCAGCGTCAGGTTGCCTTCTTTGGCGAAGTCATGAAACCGGGCGGCCTCTTGCTTGCGTCGCTCCAGCACGGAGGGATGCGCCCATGCATGGGTCCAGGTCAGCCACTCGCGCGTGTCTTTGTCCCGGCCCACTACGGCCAGGCCCAACAAGTCGTCCAGGCCGCCGCCGTCAATCCCGACATCGACCACTTCGGAGCGGTCGAGCAGCTGGTCGAGCGTCAACCCTGGAGCCTTGGCCTGGGCCTCCCAGAAGTCGGCACCAGCCCAGCGGTCGCTGCGCAGGTTCAGGCCGATTTCGACGTTGGCGTGCTTCGCCATGAAGCCTCGGAACGAGTCACCACCAGCCAATTCGGCCTTCTTGAACTCGCGCTCAAGAAATGCCTGGTCCACCGAGAACCCCATGTTGGGGTTCACCATGGCCATGTTTTCCAGCTTCAGGCAGTCGCCGTTCGCCACCATCTCGGGCGGGTGCTCGAAGATCACCGGCACGAAGCCGGGGTCGATGATCTTTCCGTCCCGCACGTCGCGGGCGTAGTCCAGCTTCTGCTTGAACACGCCTGCAGGAGGCTCGTCCGACTGCGTGGTCAGCCAGATCACGAATCCCTCGGGCCGCGATGCCAAGCCGCCCAGGGCTTCCCGGAACATGTTCTCGGCGCTGGCCATCTTGCCGAACAGATGGAGCTCGTCCACCAGGGTGCCGACCGACTTCTTCCCGCCGACCGTGTTCTGGTCCGCAGCCAGCACCTTCAAGGCCGCCCCGCTCTCGCGGTGGGTGATGGTCTTGATGTGCGTCTGCACATGCATCAGGACTTCGAGGTCTTCATCCTTCTGCACCATGTCACGAGCCGGGGCGAATGCGTTGTTCGCAACCTCCACCGTGGGGGCCAGGACGGAGAACTCGGCCGACTGGCGCCAGTTCAGAATGACCGCCGTCATCATGATCCCGGCTGCGATGGTGCTCTTGCTGTTCTTCTTCGGGATGAGGATGAACCACTCGGTGATCAGCCGCCGCCCGCTATCCGCGTCGTAGGCCCCGAAGATCGAGCGCACCAGGTCGAACACCCATTCGGCGCACGACTCGCCAAAGGTCGGGCTTCCCGGGGCGTCCACGATCTTCAGCTGCTTGAAAATCCCCAGCGCCTGCTTTGCCTGCTCCGGGAAGATCGGCGGCGGGATGATCGATTCGCCCGCGCGAAGCCGCGCCGCCCAGTCAGGGCAGCTTGTTGACCACTCGGGCATCAGACCTTCTTACCGCCAGCCGCAACCAGCTTTGGAGGCGTGGCCGTAGCGAACTTGCTGGCCACCGTCTTTGCAGCGGCTGCCTTTTCTTCCTTCTTGCCGCCCTCACCCTTCTTGGCGTGGCAGTAAGGCGCGGCCAAGGTCGCCGCCTGCATACGCCGTCCCTTGTCCTCGTCCTGGTCCCGCATGATCTGCAGCAGGAAGTCCAGTGGCATCAGGCCAGACAGATCCGGCTCTGGTGGCGGCGGGGCGACAGGCGCTTTCCCGAACGGCCAGTTCTCTGGCGCGGCTGCAGTCTTGAAGCCTTGCGCATCGACTACCGGAGCACTTGCTGGAGCCTCAGCGGTGGTTTTCCGCTTCCGGCCAGCACCGGGACGGCTACCACCACGGGGCATTTGATTCCTTTGATTTTTTGATTTCCCCTGTCGATGGATTCATACAGGGCGGTTTTTTGTCCGCGTGGGAAACGGCGGGGTTTCGGCCGACCTCATCCTCCAGAGATTCGACACCCCCCCTCCCCTTCGTCTCAGCCCGCCCGATCCTTGGCCTCGGCCTTGGTCTTCGCCGCGTGGCAGCCCTGCTTGACGCCGTTTGCGTCGAACCAGGCACACAACAGCTGAAGATTCTCCAGGTCGTTCGTTCCGCCTTGCTCCAATGGCACGCGGTGGTCGACTTCGTGATCCATGCGGACGATGCCGCATCCTGCGCAGGTGTACTTGTCACGCTGCATTACTTGGCGGCGGGTTGCCATCCAGGCATCGCCACGGATGCGCGGGGTTGCGCCTGCCTTGATCTGCAGAGTGGGCAGTCGCGTGGTGACTACCGATGCCAGCCTGTTGGGGATGCGCTGGAGCTTCATGGTTTGTCAACCTCTCTGAGCGCTGCAGCTATTGACTCCGGCCAGTTGCATGCTTTCAGGCTATATGTGTGCTTCGCCCTGAGCCTTGCTCTCGCGGCCTTCATAAACCAGCGCACAGCATTCCCATCGGACACCTTCTTCTGTGCGCGCTTGCGGATGGTTCGTGTGGATGCCATGGTCAGGACCATGCCTTCACACACCACCCAACGCCCAGCATCAGGCCCGCGATGAATGGAGGCGCCGCCAGGGCCTTGGCCATCGCCAGACCGAAGCCGTCACCATTCTTTTCCACCTTGTAGCGCTGCAGTGCGCGCACGATCAAGGCCAGCCCGTAGGCTTGCCACACAGTCAGCACAGGCAGACCGAACAGCGGCACAGCGAACCAGCCCCACAGCACGGACAGGGTGAGGCCCACCCAGAAGCCGCCCCACACAATGGATAGGGCCACAACGGCGAACACGCCTACTACTGCAGCCAAAGCTACAGCGCCTTCATATTCCTTGCTCTTCATGCACTTCTCCAGATAGGAGCCCCTTCGGACTCCCACCATGGGAGGGGCTGTGCCGTTCGCTTCCCAGCACCGAGCTTTCGGCGGAGACCCCGCGCCCGCATATGCCCGGCGCTGGTTGCCAGTGAGCGGAGGGGTAGAGATAGGTTGATCAGCGCAGGACGATCCAGGGCAATCGAGGATGTGTCTGGCGGGGCCTGGCTGAGCGAACGCAAAAAAGCCCCGGAGCATTGCTGCTGCAGGGCTTTGTGCTCGTCTTTCCGAGCCGTCATCTGTTTGCCCTGGATTTCACGCCAGGGCCTCAACCCATCCTAACGGCGGGTCACGGGAGGTCATAAGCTTCCACCTTCCCTATGGGGCGCCCAACAGAAACCCACGCCTAGAACACACAGGATGCGCTCTAGGCGTGGGTATCAAAAATTCAGGGCGAGTTGTGCCATCAGCATCTACCGCAGTCGCTACAGGCGATGGCCAGGCTGTGGCTGCGGGCATCCGGCAGAACTTCGAGGTGCGAGAGAATCAGCATTCTCTGCGGCCCTCTACCGCAATCATACACGGACAGCGGCTGGGTGCAAGCGTTTCTTGATCGATTGGCGCGCGCGGTGGACGCAATCGTCCATAAAATTTGCCAGCCTGCGCCCCGCCTCCCCGTGCGGAATCCGTAACTTTCCCGTCGCACCGCAGGGCTTGCATTGCTTGCTCGACAGGCGGCCGGTGTCAGGGATCACCTCGAACTTGCGGCCGTGGCAGGCGTGGCAGTTCGGCGCCAGCCACCAGCGCAGCAGGGCTCCGGCCACCTGCTCGGCGTCTTCCACCTTCCACTTCAGCAGCTGCAGGGTCAGCTGCTCGCGGACTACAGGCATGGTCTTCAGGTGCGACATCAACAGCTTGGCCTGCTGCTGGTTGTGCTCGGCCGCCAGCTTCTCAGCCTGGGCCCGGGCGGCGGACGGTGTCTGCGGCGGTTTCTGGGTGTCGGCTGGGCGCTGCTGGGCTGCACGGCTGAAATCCGCCCCGGCTGCTGGCCGCAGGTGCTCGGCTCCGTCCCACTCGGTGTGCAGGCGCAGCAGCGCGGCACCAATGCGGCTTGGTGACCAGCCAGCGGCGATCAGCAGGTCCGTGTCAGAGCGCGGTGCACCCTCGCGGGTGTCGCAGCGCAAGTCCGAGCTGGCAGTGGCCGATGCGTAGCTCTCCTCAATGGTGCGGCGGTCGTCTTGGTACATGGTCTCCCTTTCAGTTCATCCAAATCGTGTGCAGAGCTGGCGCGCGGGCGATGGCCCTGGCCACCGTGGTTTCGGTCGTTGGTCTGGTTTTGCCCGGGCGCTGCTTCGGCTCCAGGCGCTCGCGCCATGCGGGTTTCACCGCGTAGGTGGGATACCGGTGATCCCGGTCAACGACGATCAGCCCACGCAGGGCCCAGCGGCGCAGCGCCTGGTGCACGGAGTTGTAGGTAAGGCCTGTTGCCTCCGTGACCTTGCGGGCGGTGGCCGGGCCAATGGCTTCCAGAGCCGTGAAGACGGCGACGGTTTGGTCGCCCAGGTTGTTGCGAGTGGTCATGGCTGCAGGGCTCCTAGAGTGGCGTTCAGCCGGTCAAGCGCCCACGCAGCTGCAGCCCGGTCGCGCGGCGCGCTGCTCCCGTCGAAGGCGATGGCGCGCCACTCCAGCACCTGGGCCAGATGGGCGGCCATGAATGCGGCAGCCTTCTGCGCGCACGGCGCTGGTCCCTGATCCAGCCAGCGGTGGCACGCAGCGCAGCCCCACACGCTGTATTGATCATCTGCCTTGCGGGCCCCTGCCTTGCCGTGGATGCTCAGATTGCTGTGGCAGCACACCACTGTGGCGCGGTCCTGGGTGCAGATGCCGGGCACGCGCAGCAGGCAGGGCATGCCTCGGGCCATGTCGCGGAGGTGCCCATTGCGCTGGGCTTTGGACTTCGGCTGCGGGCGCGCAGCGGGGGTGCTGGTGCAAGCTACAATTTTTATAGCTGCATAGGCAATTGCAGCATGCGCCGCGCCCTGTTTTTTCTCATTTTTCAGTGGTACGCTTTTAGCTGCGTTTTTCATAGCACGCTGCGCACGCTCCTCAAGGCGCTGTGCGCGATTTCTCTCTGATTCTGCGGTGGTGCTGGCGACGCGCAGCCAGGCCGTGCGCTTCATGGCGGTCCGCTTCATTCGTTGAACCCCTGCAAGATCGTCTCGATCATCGTGATGCGGTCCACCGGTGACAGGTGGCGCCACAGCGTCTTGCCCGCATGCTCAGTGCGCAGGAACTCCACCGCGTCATGGTGGAACTGCTCCATGGCGCCCTGCTCCAGCTTGGCGTAGCTAGTGGAGTCGGGCACGGGGAACACGCCGCCCTTGGGGCCGGGATACCACTGGCAGTGCCCTGCCCCGACCTTGAGCCAGTCGCGGAAGCCCGCGAAGTTCTCGAAGCGCTCCTGGCTCTCGAAGACCGCCTGCTCCATGGCCATGTGCTTGCGGTGATACCAGCCCACCCGGGCCTGGTGGGTTTTCAGCTCCACCATCTCGCCGGGCTCCAGGCGCAGGATGTTGTTCCAGAGGCGGCGCCACTGCTTCTTCCCGCGCTCGCCCAGGCCATCCACGATGCCGAAGATGACGCGGCGGGCCACGGCCTTGTCGGCCTCGGTGATCTGCACGGGCTCCTGGCGCACCAGGGTGATTTCAGCCATGGCGCACCTCCACCCGGACCATGCCGCCAACCTCATCCGCCTTGGCGATGGTGAGGGCCCAGTGCTTGTCATCTACCCCCAGCACGTCGGCCAGGCCATCCAGGCCAGACTTCATGCGGGCCAGCAGGTTGTCCAGGTCGTAGGCCCTCCGCGTTGGAGGCACGAACACCAGGGAGACGTGCAGCTTCTTGGCCTCGGAGCGGGCCGCGCCCTGCTGGCGGGCGGTGATGGCGCAGGCGTGGCGGTAGGCCTTCTTGGCGCGCGAGTGTGCGGACCAGTGCTGGCGGGTGTTTGGGCTCAGGGCCGTTGGCGGCCATGGGAGGGTGAGGTGCAAGGAGGTCACTTCAACCACTCCTTGGCCGTGAAGCCGGTTGTTTGACCGGAGCCAGCTGCCACTCGGCCAGCTTCGCCATGGATCTGATTTCCGCCTCTGGCAATCCAAGCTCTAAGGCCTGTGCCAGAGCGGAACGACAGCGTTCCGCCTTCTGGCTTGGGGCAAGAGGCAAACGGCGTTGGATGTACTGGATTCGCCTCGCAGCACAGTGCAAGCAGCCGTCTGCGAAAAGGCGGTATGCCGCCGGGTCCGGGCGGGCGTCGTTGCAGCATTCGCAGGTTGATGGGGAGGCCGTCATGCATTGATTCCTCCAAACAGATCCAGGGTCCGGGTATCCCGGCAGGCCTCAGACGCCCGGCCCCGGCGCTTGGGCTCAACCAGCCCAGCCTTGCGCGCGCACACGCGGCCAAATGGCTGGGCGCCGATGACCACGACGGGGTGCAGGGTGATGCGGCCGCAGCGGGCGCAGTGGAGCTTCTGCGGCATGTCAGAAGTCCTCCGGGTGGCGGTACATGATCAGAGGCTCGTCGCCGGGGCCGCCCACGTACTGCATTGACTGGCGGTCGAACCAGAGGCCAATGGAGCCCTCCCACTCGCCGTTGCGCTGCTTGTCGCAGATCAGCAGGGCGTCGGGCTCCTTGTCCTCGACGGGCTTGCCCTCGTCGCGCTTCTTTTCCTTGGCCTTGTTGCGCCACACGCTGATCACGTTGTCCACCTGGTCGGTGATGGCGCCAGTGCCCTTGTAGTCGTACTTGCTGGGCTTGTGGTTCTCGTCCGATGGCTTGCGGATGTGGTGCACCAGGTGGATATGGATGCCGTGGTCCCGCGCAATGGCAGTCAGCTCGTCCACGAACATCTTCTGGCCGTTGTAGTCATCCTCGCTGGCCACGCACTTCATCAGGCTGTCCACGAAGAAATGGGTGATGCCCTTCTCCTTCGCGCAGTAGCGAACCACGGCGGCCACCTGGGTGGCGGTCACGGTGCCCTGCTGGTCGTACAGCCAGAGGCGGCCATTGGTCCACTCCTTGAATTCCTCGTAGACCTTGATCAGCTCCATCTTCGCGGCCGTGCTGCCAGCGAAGGCGGGATCGTCAGCGTTGAAGCCGGAATACTGGCGGCCCATGCGCTCCAGGGTCTTGGCGGGCTTCATCTCGAAGGAGGCAATGCACACCTTCTCGTCCTGGGCGATCAGGCTCAGCGCGATCTGGCCTGTAACCAGGCTCTTGCCGTTTCCGTTTGCACCGCCCCATACGGTCACCTCGCCCTTGCGAAAGGCCACCATGCTGTGGGTCTTGCGCCATGGCATGACGGCGCGCGGCTCCTTGATCGGGTTGTTGATGCGGTCGATCAGCTCCTGCACCCATTGCGATGCGGGCTTGACCTTCTGCTTTGCGTCCGTCTCGCGCTCGTACTTCGCGAAGTCGATTTCGTCCTCGTAGATCACCTGGGCCATGTCAAAACTCCTTGCGTGTCGGTGATGCGAACAACCGTCGAGGACGGGCGGCCCAGCCAGTCCATCTTTTCGCGGTTGATCAGGTGGGTGGATGCGATGACGCGCTTTGCGTACTCGGCGCAGGCGGAGGTGATGCGCTCCACGCGCCCCGGGTCTTCCCCGGACACCATCACCTGCAGGCCGACCAGAAAGCGCCAGTCCTGCTGCTCCGGAACGTCGCGTGCGGCCAGAGTGACGTGCGTCCCATCGTTCAGGCAGGTGGCGGCGCAGTCGTCAACCCACACATAGCCGGGGGATTTGCCGTTGCGGCGCATGTTGAGGATTGCGTCCTGGCCGGTCATACGAAGCTCCCGATGCTGGATTCGCCTCCGACCTCGGCCAACTCGGCTCCCTCCCAACGCCGGTTGTTCAGGTAGACCAGCGGGGCCGGGATGAACTGACCGCCTTTGTCACGCCAGCCCGCTGAGGTTTTCAGGGATTCGACGTGGGCCAGGATCAACGCAGCATCACGCTCGGCGTGAGCCTTTTTCCAAGCCTCCAGGCATTTGCCCTTGGCTTGTTTCCGGTCGTTGGATGGCCAGGTCTTCCAGAATTCGGTGAAGCCGGGGGGCTCATCCGGACGCGACGCGTCGGGTGTTCCTTTCCCTTCCTTCCCTTCCCTTCCTCCCTGTGCGTCACTGTCGAGTGTTTGACGCGTAGCGACGCGTGGCGACGCGTCAGGCTCCGGCAGCTGCGAAGCGCTTTCGCGTGGGTTGATGTGTTGATGCGCGCCGAACTTCGGGATGTAGGCCAGGCCGTCGCCGTACAGCACCACCAGCTTCGCTTCCACCAGCTCCTGGCAAAGAGCCTTGATGTCGCATTCGTCGCCAGGGAAGTAGCGCAGCTTGAAGGTCAGCGGCTTCCAGGCAAGGCGGCCTTCCTTGTCGGCTTCGCACCAGGTGGCCACGTAGAGCAGGCGCGCCAAGGGCGACAGGCTCACGATGTCCTCGCTGGTGAAGAACTCGGGTTTGATCGTGCGGATTCGCGCCATCAGACCCCCAGCCGATCAGCAATAGCACGCATGGCCGCGTCGTATTGCTCAGGTGTTGCGCCGGGGTGCGCAGCGATCCATGCGCGTTTCGCGGCTTCGTAGGCTTGATAGCTCATACCGCCTCCCAAACCCGCGCACCACCACGGATCAGGTCCATGCCGCCACGCTGCACAACCTGGACACGGCCAGCCCTGAGCAATTCAGGTAGACGGCGGTCGATCTGCACCACGGTCAATCCGGTGATGCTCTGCAGTTCGTGGGCGGTGGCCTGGCGGCCGTTGGACAGGGCTGACAAGATGCGGTCGCAGTGGTTGCCTGCGAACTTGATAGCGGCCTCGGCGGCGAGAACGCTGGAGAGGGGATCGCTGGCGCGAACCAGGTGTTGGGCTTGCATGTGTGCGCCTTTTCCGTAACGCAAAAGTTCAGCCGCCGCAGCGGGCGGATTTACTTGGCGCGAGGTGTGAAGTGGAGAACCCGAGCAGGGGCCTTGGCACGAACGAATCGCGCCTGTATGCCCTGCTGGGTCAATTGCGTGCAGGCTTGCTCCAGCGTCAGCCCGTTCTGGTCCGCGTACTGCTGGACCATGCGCGCGTCTGCCTCCGACAGCTGCACTGTCGTGGGTTTGTTGGTGTGCACAGCTGCTCATTTCCGTTACGAGGTTGGAACGGGAGAGGAACTAAGCAGTTGCTCGCATTTCGGTAGCAGCGGCACCAGAATTCGCCACATGCATCTGCTTCGCCAACGCCTCCATCAACAGCTCACGAATGAACGTGCTGGGCTGCATGTTGTTGATCTCGCTCACAGCCTCGATCACGCGCATCTCTGCAGCGTTGAGGCTCAGATTGACTCGCTTGACACGAATGGCTGCTGGGTCGGCGTACATGGTGGAAAACTCCCGGGGTTTGTTTTGGTTGGGTTGGTGGAGATGGCGGCGTCAAGCTGCCAAAAAGGAGGGGGTGTCCGCCCTCTTCCGGCATACATTGGCGGCTCCTACACAACCAATGCCGAAAGGGGCAGAAATGGAAATCGACAACACACGAGCCATTGCACTGGCGTCGTACACGCTGTTGGGGAAATTGATTGCGGTCATGAAGCGCGACGCTTTGATCAACGACCAGCAGATCGCAACAGCCGTCCAGTCAGCACGTCGAGTGCTCGAAGAAGACGGGGACCCGACCGGAGTGCAGGCAGGGTTGTTTCTGGAGGGGTTGCAAGAGGGGCTGCTTGGCAGTTGAGCGCAGCTTTCACCGCGCAAAAGTTCGCATTGCCCACGTTGATGCACTCAGCCATGTGCGGCCTCCTTGGTCTTGCGGGCCTTGGTGCGTTGTTGCTTCTGCCGATACAGAGCCGCCTGTACTCGGTCGCGCAATGCGGGCGTGAGTTGATCAGGCCAGCCAGAAATGGCCTGAGACGTGACTCCGATTGCGGCAGCTGCGCTCTTGGCTGTACCGCCGAGAAGTTCGATGGCTTGTGTTTTCAACATGAGCGCCATTAAAGCATTCTTTAAGACATGCCGCAAGCATTCTTTTTGCACAAACAGCGAACGCGTGAAAGACTGCTTTCATGAATACATATGGCGAAAGGCTTGAAGCCGCCTTAATGGCGAAGCGGCCCGCAGACAAAGCCGCCCGTCAGTGGCTTGCGGACCAGCTCGAAATCTCGGTGCAGGCCGTTGGGCAGGTCATCGCCGGGAAGACCAAGGCGCTGACGGCCGAGAACCATGAGAAGGCGGTCCAAGCCCTGGGGTGCTCCGGTCTATGGCTTGCAACAGGCCAAGGCGAACTGATTCCAGTGCAGCCCCTAACGCCAGCGCCCCAGCCAGGCCAGCCAGTGGTCCATGTTCCACTGCTCGCCAACGCAGGCAGCATGGGCCCGGGCACCGACATCCAGCACGACGACATCCTGGTAGGGCAGATCGCTCTGTCAGAGCAGTGGGTGGCCAGGCGCCTGCAGCCCACCAACCTCAACGCCCTGCGGTTCATCCACGCCTATGGCGACAGCATGAGCCCGACTTTTGAAGACGGAGACATTCTTTTGGTGGACACCGGGATCAAAGATCCCAAAATCATCGACGGCGTCTATGTCATGGCCGCCAACGACCGCGTTTACATCAAGCGCGTGCGCCAGCGCATGGACGGAGTTGTGGAGATCAGCAGCGACAACGCCACGGTGAAGACGGTGGATGTGCTCAACGGTGACCACCGCATCGACATCCTGGGCCGGGTGGTGTGGTGCTGGAACGGACGAAAACTATAGCCAACGCCAAGGGCGTTTCAATTGGGAGAGATGGATGAAGAAAATTTTGGCGATTGCGCTGTGCGCTACAGCGCTTGGAACTGCGCAAGCGAGTCTCAAGGAGGCCGCGAAGGTGGGTACGTTTGGCAATTGGACGATCCTGCGCGATGTGGACAAGATGACAGACAAAGTCACCTGCACCGGCATCTATCAACAGGACTACGCAAAACAGCTTTCCGACGAAGGTCTGTATATCTCGGTCAAGGGTGGAATTTCATCGGTCACTTTGCGGTTCGATGACCTCCCTCCGAGGCCAATGCGTCTCGCTGGAAAGATTGAAAAGGATGTACGCGCGGTAATGCTGGAAGGCGCCGAGTACGATCTAGCCATCTCCTCCTCCAGGCTGCGGGTCCAAGTGTTGACACTGATCTCTGGCGTCCAAAATTTTGAGCTTGATCTTGCAGGGATCAAAGATGCGGTGGCAAACATGAAGGCCGGATGCCCTATCCCCCAGCCCGTCGCTGCTCCACCAATTGAGCCAGCAGCCTCACCAAATCTCGCCCCCCAAGAGCAGCCAGCATGCAGCCCTGATCTGTTGAGTCGAATGAAGGCTGCCAAGGTAACTCCAGCCCAAATTCAGAAGATTTGCGCCTCTACAGGAACGTAGTGGCAGTGGCGCCGCCTGGCCCCATCCTCTGCCTCGTCATCGCCCTACTGGCAGCAGCCCCCGCCGAGGCCAGAACAGAACGTGACCGCGCCCAGGTGCGAGCATTCCGCGCTGAAAACCCCTGCCCCGCCACCGGCCGCACGCGCGGGGCCTGCCCTGGGTGGCATGTGGATCACGTCATCGCCCTGTGCGCTGGCGGCGCCGACCGGCCCAGCAACATGCAGTGGATCACTCGGGAAGACCACCGGTTCAAGACGCTGGTGGATGTGAGGGAGTGCCGCAAGGCGCGGACAAAGGAGGCTCCATGACGAACGCTGCTCGCCTGAAATTCACCAGCGTGCGGACCCGCCTGGTGAATGGTCGCCCCCTCATCGGCCTCAAGCACACGGCCACGGCCGCCGGGGATCTGCCTATATCCACAGCCTGGGTAAAGATGCCCCCAGAGGATGTGGCCAAGCTGATCAAGACGCTGCAGGACACCCTGGCTGAACTTGATGCCAAGCCCGAGGGGCATGAGGTGGGCAACGGCTGATGCCCCCACGGGCTGGCCGTATTGAATGGGGGGCGGAATGTACGGCTATTGCAACCACCATTGGGCGCCACAACCTACGCGATACAATTGGATGAACTTACAACAGTAGTACAAACCACGTATATACACGGTTATTAAATAGACCTCATAATTCATGCCATGAGGAATCTAGTCATCTCCCAAGCGATGCTTGAAAAGCTGGCCGACAAGCACAGCGTGGACAGGCGAGAAGTTGAGCAATGCTTCGAAAACATCAGCGGACCATTGCTTGTTGACAACCGTGAAGAGCACAGAACAGATCCACAGACTCTTTGGTTCCTCAGCAAGACGAACAAGAATCGACTGCTCAAAGTTGCGTATATACAAAGAGGTCAACAGGTCTACTTGAAGACCTGCTATGAACCCAACGAAGACGAAATCCAAATTTACTCAAGTCACCTCAAACGGAGAATTTAATGACCAAGATCGCAGGCACTGAAGAAGCATGGGAGTCTCGCGCGCTCGGCGCGAGTGCGGACCACGCGGAAGTTGCCAGCGCTGAGCACCTGGCGGCGCTGGATGATGCGCTCGGGATGCAATCCATCTCGATCCGCATGCCCAAAGGGATGATCGATGCGTACAAGCTGATTGCGGCCCACCATGGGGTCGGGTATCAGCCATTGATGCGAGACATCCTGCAACGATTCATTCCAGAAGGGATGAAGGAAGTTCTGGAGCATCACACGGCAAAGGCGGACCAAGCAGAGCATCGCATTGAGGCCCTGAAGAAAGCTGACCCCGAAGAGCCAATGCCAGAAGAGCTGAAGAAAGCAGCCTAGGGCGCGCATATAGATAAACCGCCCTTCGGGGCGGTTTTCTTTTGCTCTACCAGCCACCTCCGGGTGGCTTTTTCATGCCCACTCACAGGAACCGCGCCGGATCCTCGCCGTCTTCGATCCTGAAGAAGTAGACCGGCTCCCCTGCGGCCTGGGCGGCGGCGTCCATCATCTGGTCGTATAGCGCCATCCGCTCCTCATGGAAGGGCTCGAACGACTCCTCCGGGTCGCCCTCTTCAATCTCGGCCCGCCTGATGATCTCGTCCATGGCCAACATGGCGTTGTCGAAGGTGAACCGGCTTTCCGCCAGTACGGCGCTCAGGGCCTTCTCAACAGCCTCATGCTGCGCGGGCGAAGCGTCGCCGCCAATGTGTTTCCGTACGACGAGTTTCATGATGCTGGTCCTGCGTTGAAGATTTTGACTGGGGGAACGCGAAGCAGCGCGGCCACCTCCTGCTGGGTGCCAGCCAGCCAGGTGTCCACGTCCGCCAGCTCGATAGGAATCACGCTGCGCTTGTCCTGCTGCTCCAGCGGCAGCGGCTCCTTGGTCTTGGGGTCCAGTTCGTTCTTGTGCATGCGCCCCATCAGCGGGTGGCCGTCGGCGTTGATGGTCAGCATCGTGTAGCTCTCGTGCACCTCGCCTGTCGTCTTGTCGGTCCAGGTGTTCCACAGCCCGGCCAGGCCCCAGGGGCGACCATCGGCGCGGCGGAAGCGCCACCACTCGCATTTCTTGAACTGGGCGTCGTAGGGGCCCCAGTACGGCTCATCGAACGAATCGGCCGGGATGATGCAGCGCTGCCCGCGCGCCCAGGGCAGTTTGAAGCTGGCCTTGGCCGCCAGCTCCTCGCTGCGGGCGTTGTTCGTCTGGTACGCCAGCTTTGCCTCCTTGGCGAACCAGGGGATCAGCCCCCACTGCCCGGTCACCAGTTCTCGGCTGTACCCGGCATCGTCCCGCGCGCGGCGAATGAATGCGCCAGTCCCTCTCGGGAACAGCACTTCATCCCACCACCGAATGGGGTTGCGGCTGCCCACCGACCACTCTCGCTCAATGGCAGCTTCTTCTGGCGACACGTACCGATTGCACATGGGCTCAACTCTACACCCAATCGCTCAAACACTGTATATTTATCCAGTATTTATGTCGCCGCTCCACATCTCCCACCCCGTCAGGGCCACCATCCTGCAGCTCTACTGCAAAGGTGGTCGGCGGCCGTTCGCCAGCAAGATGCATGAGTTCTCTGGTGACCTGACCGTGGTGCGCATCGAAGGCCGGTTCGGCACCGTGCCCGCCCTGCACCTGTCCTGCTCCTCGCCGAAGCGCCTGTTCGAGCCGCGCATCGTGGACATGGTGGCCGGGGAGCTGGAGGTCCATGGCATGGAGAAGACGCCAGAGGGCAACTGGGTGGCCCAGGCCTGGAGGTTGCGGATCGGCGACTGACCCCATGACGGGGTGCCGTCTGACAAGTGCCCTCCCTCCATCGCCCTACGATGGAATTGCCGCCACCCCCTCTGGCGGCGCCCTCCCCTCCTCGTTGCAAATGCGAGGTTCAAGCCCACCCACTGCGGTGGGCTTATTTTTTGTCTGTGCGGTCCTACGTATTCGGATAGGTAGTTTTAGTAAAGCATATTTGAAAGAATGCTTTGCTTCTTTTATGAAAGAATGCTTTAATCCACCCATCGCAGCAAAACGCAGCGACAGGGTGAGCGGATCGGCGGTCACCACGGAAGGCTCCTTAAAACCGTGAGTGGATGAATAGCCGTAACCCGCCGTGAGGCGCGTGGCCTGCCCCATCGACCTGTCGGCAGAAGCAAAAGACAGAGAGCGCATGAACCAATACCTGCGACTCAGAGGCCCTGCTGGGCTAGGTCAAAAAAGCATTCGCCACGGGTCGGACACCCGGAACAACCAGGCAGCCCAGCGCTGCGAAGGAGAACAAATGACCCCCAACTTAGCCGGAAGACCCGGCCTGAATCACCGTCAGAACTTCCCGCAGTGGACCCGGATTGAGTAACCGGGGGAGGCCTTCAACAGAGGGCCGAAACCTGAGCCGCGTGACAGGCGGTTGAGGTTTTCAACAGGAGAGACAGCATGGACGAACAACTCGAAATCCCCGGCGCGCGGCCGATGAAATGCATGGTTCCGCAGAAACGTGCGCACAAACTGCTGCTGGACACCGGCGCCACAGTGGCGCTCGAACGCGTGCAGACAGAGCTGGAAGATATGCGCAAACAGCACCCAGGCGTTGCTGGCCTCACGCTCGCCATCGCCGTGGTTGCGCGCCACGCCGCCGAGCGGCAAATGGAGTCCTCGCGGCAAGTGCTGATGCATGCGGCCCAGGTCGGGATGCCCATTGAGCGGCACGCCATTGCCTTGTCTTTCGACGATGACGGCCTGTATCTGCAGGCGACTGCCGGGAAGTTTGAGGGCGAGTAGGAGTCTCACATGTCCTATTCAGAAGCCCGAGATGCCCAATTGCCTCTGCGCATGTCCAAGTCATTGAAGGGGATGCTGGTGGATGCCGCAAGGAAGAACAACCGAAGCGTCAACGCTGAAGTTGTTCTCCGGCTGGCCAAGTCTTTCGGCGACGAGGTGGCGGCAGTAGAAACGGCATATGGGCCATCTGCACTCCACGAAATGGCCGCCGATATCCAGGCGCTGCGCGAAATGGCCGAGGCGTTCATGAAAGCACGGGCGCCAAGGATATGACCTGTATCGACTGCGGCGGCGCCGTGACGGTGTTCTCGCCGGGAAAGCCGCACGAACGCAGCCACTGCCACCAATGCGGGGCCCAGGTGTTCAAGGGCTTGCGCATCAACCGCAAGGACTGGGACCGCTGGATCAACGGCGAGGCCGAGGAGCTTGTCGGGCGACAGGTGGTTGAGCAGCTGGTTTTGATATGACCACCGTCCCGGACCAGCGCCGGGGCCATCACATCACGGGCGCCCCGCGCGAAAGCGCAACCAAAGCCGGGCAACCGGTGCGCCCACCCTCTCCCTCCCCTCCTGCCTTGCGCAGGGGTTCGCCCACCTCGCGTGGGCTTTTTTACACCTGCATCGCTATCGCATTGATAGCTACACGCGCTCACTCATCAAGCGCCGCGCCCTGATTTCACTCATTCCCTGGAGAGCACCATGGCTGCAAAGACAACGCACGGCATGACCAAAACCCGTGTTTATGAGATCTGGGTGTCGATGCGTAAGCGCTGTCACAGCCCGGGCGGCAAGACGTTTCAGAACTACGGCACACGCGGGATTTTTGTCTGCGAGCGGTGGCGAAACTCTTTTGAAGCTTTTTATGCAGACATGGGCGATCCGCCAGATGGCATGTCTCTTGAGCGCATAGACAACAACGGTCCATATGCGCCGGATAACTGCCGCTGGGCCACTACCAAAGAGCAGCAGCGAAACAAGCGAAACACCATCCGCCTGACGCTTGATGGCATCACAAAGCCGCTCGCGGCATGGGCGGAAGCCATTGGCATAAGCCCCATCACCCTGTCCACGCGATGGAAGCGTGGGTGGACAGATCAGCAAATCCTGAAAACACCAGTTCAAAAAAGAGGTGGCCCGTATGAACGCGCACGTTAATCCCGTGATGGTCGAAGCCCTGCGCGGGCACTGGCCGCACATCGCCCCCGGCACGCCGCCCGAAGAAGCGCAGCGCGTGGCGGCAGACCTGGAGCACCAGCAGCACCGCGAGGCCAGCCGCTGCCACCGCGCGCTGGCCGATCAGGTCCAGCACAACGCGCACATGGGGGTGTGGTCGTGAACAAAACCGAACTCGCCCTGGTGGAGTGGTATCGCGCCAAAGCAGCGGTTGCAGCGATGGACAAGCAGATCGGGGAAGCCCTCAGCGACAGCCTTATGGCCGCCCCTGACGGTGACAAGTGGGAGGGAAGGAACAAGTGGCTCAAGCTCGCCTACGAGCAGAAGTACGCGGGGCCGTACGAGGGCTGGTACTACGTGAACCACGAAGACGACATAGAGGGCTTTCTCGCGGAGAACTGCCCTCACGCCCTACGCGCGCACCAGCTCATTCAGGAGCGCAAGCCCATGCGCAAAGCGCTGGGCGCGGCCAAGCGCCGCGTTTCGCTGATCGCCAACCGATTGGCAAAGGAGGCAGCGTGACCGACCCCATCCAAGACCACACAGCCCGCGTCCTTGCCTTCGCTGCATCCCAAGCAGCCCAGGCCGAGACCAAGCGCCACAACGAGGCGGCCGCCCAGCGCCAGCGCGAGGCTGCGGCCATCGGCGCGGGGCTGGACCCAGACGCACTCGAGCAAGGAGAACCGCTATGAGCAGGAGCGGATACACCGACGACTACGGCGAAGACGATCCCCTGGCCATGGGCCGCTGGCGCGCCGCTGTGAACAGCGCCATCAACGGCAAACGCGGCCAAGCAGCGCTGCGCGAGGTGCTGGCCGCGCTGGATGCCATGCCGGAGAAGGCTCTGATTGGCGAGTCCCTGGTTACGGCAGATGGCGACTACTGCACGCTGGGTGTGCTTGGCGCCAAGCGCGGCCTGGACATGACCACCGTTGACCCGGAGGACTGGGATGCAGTGGCTGCCCTCTTTGGCATTGCTCCCGCGATGGTCCGTGAAATCGTCTGGGAGAACGACGAGGGCACCAGTACTTACGAGTACGTGGACGTGGTGATCTGCGGGCCCATGCCCCCGGACCACTTCCGACCGCCCTACTACAAAGAGCGCCACAACCGCACCGTGCGCGTCGAGATCGACCAAGCCATCGTTGCCCGGCGCCGATGGGAACGCATGCGCAACTGGGTTGCTTCACATATCAAGCAGCCCGCAGGAGAACCCACATGAAAGTAGTGATCGTCTGGATCTTGGGCCCGCTGATCGCCTTCGGCATGGCCGCAGTGGCGGGCACCACCTACGAGGACCGCGCAGAGCCCGAAGAGCTACAGCGGCAGGCCCAGAACTCCCGGGACTTCGCCGCCCGCAAGGTTTGCCAAGGGCAGGCCTTCGAGTGGCAGGGGGATGTGCTGGTTTGCTACCGGGAGCGGCCGTGAGTACGCACAGGGTCAAGTTCCCGTTTGTCCGCCATGAGTACAGCGGGCCCATTGACGGTGAGTTCGTTGACGCAGTGCAGACCTGGAAGCCGGGCACCCGCTGCGAGTACGGGGACTACGAATTCTCAGACGAGCAATGGGTGGCAGATGGCGAGGGCTTCATGGTGCTGGAGGTGCTTGGCGTCTTCAAGCCTGGGAAATACCCAGAGCGCACCTTCTACCTGCGCAGCTTCATCGACCCTGATGGCCGCCAGTTCGGCAAGCCGAAGGTGCGCGTTATGGCCTCTACCGCATTCAAAAGGATGCTCAAGGGCTATCGCCATCCGTACATCTTTGCCGGAGAAGAACCATGAACCCCTTCGAACTCCGCACCACAGAGATCGCCCTATGCGTGCTGATCGGCTTGAGCCTCGGGCTCTGCATAGGGATCAATCTGTGAAGGCCGCCATCGCCATCGCCGCCTGGATCGGCACCACATCCGCAGCCCTGGCCCTGTATCTGGCCTGGGTGCATCAACCTTTTCTTTGAGCACGACATGAGCAACGCACTTACCACCCTCACACGCACCCTGGCCACCAAGCTCGACATGGGCGACGGCGCCGACCTGATAGGAACCCTCAAGGCCACAGCCTTCAAGGGACAGGTCAGCGACGCGCAAATGACGGCCCTGCTGGTGGTTGCCAACCAGTACGCGCTGAACCCGTGGACGAAGGAAATCTACGCATTCCCCGACAAGAACAACGGCATCGTGCCCGTTGTCGGCGTGGACGGCTGGAGCCGGATCATCAACTCGCACCCGCAGTTCGACGGCATCGAGTTTGAGCAAAGCCCAGAAAGCTGCACCTGCATCATCTACCGCAAGGACCGCAACCGGCCTATCAAGGTGACGGAGTACCGCGAAGAGTGCGCCCGTGGCACTGGCCCGTGGCAGTCTCACCCAAAGCGCATGCTGCGCCACAAGGCCATGATCCAGTGTGCCCGCCTGGCCTTCGGGTACGGCGGGATCTATGACCAGGACGAGGCCGAGCGCATCGTAGAGGCTACGCCAGCCCCGAAGGCAATGGGCATGGTCGAGGTTGTGGACCCAACTGCGCCGCCGACCTGGCCCGATGACTCGTTCAAGGCCCGGTTGCCCAAGTGGCAGGCCGCAGTCAACAGCGGCTCCGATGTCGAAGAGATCGTGAAGTTTGCCCGCAGCAAGGGCGCACTCACAGACGAGCAGGAAGCAGCCATCCGCGCGCTCAAGCCGCAGGACCAACAGCAGGGGCCGACGTTCGACCAGGTTGCACACCAGATGCGCAGCGCGGTGGACGCCGACGCGCTCAACGTGGCCGCCGACCTGATCGGCTCCATCACCGACCCGGCCCAGCAGGCAGAGCTGAACGCCATCTACGAAACCCGCATGGACGAAATGTCCGCCTGAGGAACAACATGACCATGATCGTTCACGACGTGCAGCAAGGCACGAACCAATGGCACTCGCTGCGCGCCGACCACTTCACGGCCAGCGAAGCCCCCGCGATGATGGGCGTTTCGCCTTACCTGTCCCGCGACGAACTGCTCAAGCAGAAGGCGCTGCGGCTGGTGGATGCCGAGATCGATAGCCACAAAGCGGCACTGTTCCAGGCTGGGCACGACGCCGAGGCGGGCTACCGACCCATCGCCGAGGCACAGATCGACGACGACCTCTACAACGTCACCGGCACCCGTGATGTGGATGGCCTGCCGCTGCTGGCAAGCTTCGATGGCCTGACCATGGACCGCACCATCGGTTTCGAGCACAAGCTGTGGTCCGGCAAGGTGGCGGCCCAGCTTGCGGATACCGGAGAGCCCGCGCCGCACCACTACTGGCAGCTGGAGCAGCAACTCCTGGTGTCAGGCGCCCGGCGCATCATGTTCGCCACCAGCGACGGCACCGACGCGCGCAGTGCCTGGGTCTGGTACGAGTCCAAGCCCGAGCGCCGGGCCGCGCTCATCGCAGGCTGGAAGCAGTTCGCTGCCGATCTGGCCGCCTGGGCGCCTGCCGAGGCGAAGCCCGCACCCGTGGTTGGCAAGACCCCCGACAACCTGCCCGCCCTGCTGATCCAAGTGACCGGCGCCGTGACGGCCAGCAATCTGCCCGAGTACAAGGCCCACGCGCTGGAGGTGTTCAAGGGCATCAACCGGACGCTGTCCACCGATCAGGACTTCGCAACCGCAGAAAGCACGGTGAAGTGGTGCGCCGATGTGGAAAGCCGCCTGGCCGCCGCGAAGGAGCATGCCCTGAGCCAGACGGCCACCATCGACGAGCTGTTCCGCACCATCGACGACATCAGCGCCGAAGCACGCCGCACGCGCCTGGAGCTGGACAAGCTGGTGAAGGCCCGCAAGGAAGAGATCCGCGGCGAGATCGTGGCCGGTGGCATCGCCGCCCTGCGCGAGCACATCGCCCTGCTCAATGCGGCCATGCCGGTGAACTACATGCCCCAGGTGCCCGCCGACTTCGCCGGGGCCATCAAGGGCAAGCGCACCGTGGACAGCCTGCGCAGCGCGGTGAACGACGAACTGGCCCGGGCCAAGATCGCCGCCAGCGAGATCGCCAACCGCATCCACGCCAACGTCAAAACGCTGCAGGCCAGCGGGCTGGTGGTGCACGATGCCGCCGCCCTGGTGCTCAAGGCGCCTGACGACCTGGCCGCGATCATCGCCAACCGCGTGACGGCCGAGCAGCAGCGCCAGGAAGCCGATCGCGAGCGCATCCGCAAGGAAGAAGCAGACCGCGCCGACAGTGAGGCCCGCGAGAAGCTGGCCGCCGAAGAGCGCGCTGCACAGGCGGCCATCACCCAGGCGGCGAAGGCCGAAACGCTGCACCCTGCTGTGGCTGCCGACCTGGGCACCCTGGTGCGCGAGCAGCACGCCGAGGCCGTGGCTGGGCTGGATGCGCAGCAGGTGATCGGGACCGCGCAGCGCGCGGCAGCGGCTGGGCCTGTGGTGGTTCCGCTGCCCGCCGCAGCGCCAGCAGACCGCGCAGGCACGCCAACGCTCAAGCTGGGATCGATCAATGAACGCCTGGGCGGCGTGCTCACCATCAGCGCGGATGGGCTGCGCGCCTTGGGCTTCGAGGTTGTGGCCCGCGAGCGCGGCGCATGCCTGTACCACGAGGCCGACTTTCCGCTGATCCTGGCCGCTCTGGTGCGCCACATCGAGGGCGTACAGGCCAGGGCAGCTGCCTGACCCACCCAGCAACCCAACCCCCAAGCCCGCCCAGTGCGGGCTTTTTCATGGAGTCCACACCATGGCCGCTCACCCCCCCCGCAAAAACCACGCCTGAACCCAAAGACCCTGCGCGTGATGCGCAAGCGCCGCGAATGGCGATGCCGCGCGCTTGAGGCCTCCGTGGCCTTCGCCACCTGGCCCGCCGGGAAACCAGGCCGGGAAGAAATCGAGGCCGAAACCATCAAGAGCCTGAACAAGGTTCGCCAGTGGTTCCGCGCGCCAGAGGCGCAGATCGTCGTGCAGGCCATCCAGCGCCGGGCCGTGGCGGCATTTCGCAATCAATTTAATAGCGACAAACCATGACACAACAAGCACCGCAGCCTGAAACAACCCCAAAACCAGAAGACAGGCGCTGCATCTGGTGCGGACGCATGCACCCCGTCAACCCGGACGGCACGCCCGTGGGCGGCGCCCTGCCCTGCGGCCACTGACCATGCCAAATCCTCCCATCACGCGCGACGCCATCACCGCAGCGCTGAAAGAGTGCGGGCCCATGACCGTTCCGGAGCTTGTCGAGTACCTGGGCTGGTCGCGCAACCGTGTGAACACGGCCATGACCACCGCGAGGAATAACCACCCCGGCAAGTTCTTTCGCATCGTCCGCTACCAGACACGGCACGGCAGCAAAGGTCGGGAGACGCCGGTCTATGTCGCCGGTCCTGGTCCTGACGCGCCGCGCCCAGAGTTTGGCGCCCAGCACAAGCGGGATCGTGATCGCAGCTACTACCAGAGCAATCGCGCGCTTTGGGCGGCCAGGCGCAAGGCTCGCACCGGTCAGACCACCGCCAGCCCGTGGGCAGGGTTGGTGCCCATGCAAAGAAGGCAGACGACACCATGAATCGCAGAACCTGGACCCCTGAAGAAAACGACTACCTGCGCAAGCACTACGCCGACAGTACGCCGGAGGAACTGGAAACACACCTCGGGCGCTCGCGTTCGTCCATCTACCAGCACGCCATAAGCGTAGGGCTCAAGAAGTCACCGCAGTATTTCAAGACGCATGTGGCGGGCCGGTTTTTCAAGGACGGCAGGCACAACGGGCAGCGCTTCGCGCCCGGAATGACGCCGTGGAACAAGGGCCGCAAAGGGTGGGTTGCGCCGGGCTCCCAGGCCACCCAGTTCAAGCCAGGCGGAAAGCCTATGCAGACCATGCCGGTGGGCTCCTACCGCATCACAAAGGACGGAGCCCTGCAACGCAAGATCGGTGAAGAGCCGGGATGCAACAGCAAGCGCTGGCGTAGCGTCTCAGAACTTGTCTGGGTTGAGGTGAACGGCCCAGTACCGCCAGGGCATATCGTGGTGTTCAAGCGCGGCATGAAAACCGCCGCGCTGGAAGAAATCACCATCGACAAGGTGGAGTGCATCAGCCGAGCAGAGAACGCCCGCAGGAACCACGCCAACAAAGACCCGGAGCTTCGCAAGCTCTACCAACTCAAGGGCGCCATCACGCGCCAGGTCAACCGAATCGTCAGAGAGCAAGCCACATGAGCACACCACACATCAATGAACTGCGCGAACACCTGATGGGCACACTTACCAGCCTGCGGGACCGTGATAACCCCATGGAACCAGATCGCGCCCGCGCCGTGGCCCAGGTGGCTGGCGTGCTGGTGGACACGGCCCGGGTCGAGGTGGAGTTCCTGAAAGCTACAGGCGCCGACAAGTCGAAGTTCCTTGGGGACCAGCAGGATGCTCCAGCACTGCCAGCGCCTACGGGCGCGCCCACCGCACACAACCCGTTCCCGAACGTGCGGCGGCACACGCTGCAGGACTGATCACCCCACCACACAGAGCCCGCAACACGCGGGCTCTTTCGTTTCTGGCCCGCCCAAGCCCCAACCGGAACAACCATGCTCACACCCCAATTCATCCTGGCCCTGTCCGCCAAACTGGTGATCGACCTCTTTGCCGGTGGCGGCGGCGCCAGCACCGGCATCGAGCAGGCCATCGGCCGACACGTCGATGTAGCGATCAACCACGATGCCGACGCCATCGGCATGCACGAGATCAACCACCCGCAGACCCGGCACTACCGGGAGGACATCCGCCGGGTAGATCCTCTGGCCGTCACGCGTGGCGAGGCCGTGGGCCTGCTGCATGCATCCCCCGACTGCACCCACCACAGCCAAGCGCTGGGCGGCCAGCCGCGCAGCCAGGAGATCCGCTCACTGGCCTGGATGGTGCACCGCTGGGCGGGCAAGACCCGGCCCGATGTCATCACGCTGGAGAACGTGGAGCAGATGCTGCAGTGGTCCCCGCTGGTGGCGAAGCGCGACCCGGCCACTGGCCGCGTCATCACGCTGGACAAGATCCTGGGCGCCAACGGCAAGCCCACCTACCGCGTGGCCGACCCGGGCGAGGTGGTGCCCCGGGGCAATCAGTTCCTGGTGCCCGACCCCACGCGCAAGGGCCACAACTGGGACCACTTCGTGGAAGGTCTGCGGGCCATGGGCTACAAGGTCGAGTGGCGGGTGATCTGCAACGCCAAGGTGGGCTGCCGCAGCACCCGCACGCGGCTCTACATGATCGCCCGCTGCGATGGCCTGCCCATCGTGTGGCCCGAACTGACCCACGCCAAGAACCCCACGGGCAAGCTCAAGCCGTACAAGCAGGCCGCCGAATGCATCGACTGGAGCATCCCAGGCACCAGCATCTTCGGCCGCAAGAAGGAGCTGGCCGAGGCCACCATGCGGCGCATCGCCTATGGCATGAAGCGTTTCGTTCTGGAGAGCGACAACCCGTTCATCGTTCAGGGTGCGGCCCGTACTCTGGTGCAGACCGGCTACGGTGAGGCAGTGGGCCAGGCCCCGCGCGCCATGGACATCCAATCCGCCATCGGCACCATGGTGGCGGGCGGCATCAAGCACGCGGTTGCGTCTGCCTACCTCGTGCAGGCAGGCCACGGCGAAGGCTCCGGCGACAGCAAGCGCCGCAGCTACGGGGTGAACGATGTCACCGGCCCCGTGGGCACTGTCACTGCCAGCGGCGGCGGCCAGAGCCTGGCGACGGCCTTCATGGTGCAGGTCAACGGCGGACACAACACTGTGCACGCCCGCGACCTGCGCGACGGGGTATCGACCATCACCACCAGCGGCAGCCAGCAGCAGCTGGCCGTGGCCCACCTCACCACGCTGCGCAAGCACAGCATCGGCCGCGATGCGCGCGACCCGGTGCCCGTTGTCTCTGCCGGTGGCGAGCACCACGCCCTGCTGCAGTACGAGCTGGGCAAGGACGACGAGGCGGGCGCCCTGCGCTGCGCGGCCTTCCTGATGCGATACCACGCCAGCGGCGGCCAGTGGGCAGACCTGCGCGACCCCGTGACCACCATCACCACGCACGACCGCCTGGCGCTCGTCACGGTGTGGCTCAAGGGCGAGCCCTGGGTGATCGTGGACATCACGCTGCGCATGCTGACCCCGCGCGAGCTTTACAACGCCCAGGACTTCCCGCCGGACTACGTGATCGACCGCACCTCCAGCGGCAAGAAGCTCACGAAGACCGCCCAGGTGCGGATGGCGGGCAACAGCGTCAGCCCCCTGCCCATGCGGCTGATCGTGGCCGCGAACTACTCAGAGACTGCCAGCGGCGTGATGCGCAAGGCCGCATAGCGCTACGCAATTGATAGCTACCAGCGCTTTGCCATCAAGCGCAGAGCCCGTTTATTTAGGATTCCCCATGACCGATAAAACAGACAGCAAGGAGCGCGAGGCGCTGACCGCGTATCTCAAGGACTGCGACGAAAACGCCATCGTTCCAGACGTAGGTGGCGCCTGGCACGCAGCATTCCAAGCGGGCCGCGCCTCCATGCAATCCTCCGGATTCGATGCTGCCGACATGGCAACAGCAAGCGCCCAAGGCTTCAGGGATGGTGTCGCCTCCATCGCAGCAAGTGCTGGGAGTGAGCCAGTGGCGTTCCTTGTGTGCACTGAGGAGGGCGATCCAGACATGGTGTTTCTGAGCCAACACGATGCTCAGCAGTACCTTGAAGACCATGAGCGGCCAACTCCCCTCTACACCCACCCCTCTCCCCCAGAGGGAATGGTGGGAGGGCTGCAGGTCTATCGCTGCAAGATCAAGTCCCGCAAGCAGATCGACAGAGAGATTCCCAGAGAGCAGCAGGGCTGGTGGGCGGATGTTGCCGCAGGGCAGAGGCTGCTGCTCAGGCAGGCCGTGCAGTCAGACCTTGACAGATGCAACCTTGGCGGTAAGCGCAGCAGGAATCCCGCCGACTACATGTGCGAAACGCACACATATGGGTCGCTGGTTTCCAAGGTTGCCTTGGAGTACATGAACCCGGAAGAAAACGTTTTCGCCGCCCCACCCACCACTTCCGCTGGTAGCGGAAAGGGGGAGTGATATGGGATTGTCCGGGCATCAATCAGCCGCCATGAAGCACGATGAATGGCTGACCCCGCCGGAGATCCTGCGCCCACTGGGTCAGTTTGACCTGGACCCATGCGCCCCAATCATGCGCCCTTGGGACACGGCGGCGAAGCACCTGAACGTGAACGACGATGGCCTAAGCCAGCCATGGCAGGGCCGGGTGTGGTGCAACCCGCCCTTCGGGCGCGAGGCCGTGAAGTGGCTCAATCGGCTTGCGCAGCACGGCAACGGCATCGCCCTAGTCCCGGCCAGGACGGAAACCGCCATGTTCTACGCCTGCGTTTGGGGCGTGGCGGATGCTGTCCTGTTCATCAGGGGGCGCCCTCATTTTCACCACCCATCGGGCGAGCGGGCCGCGTTCAACAGCGGGGCCCCAATCTGCCTGATCGCCTACGGAAAACACAACGCTGACGTGCTGCGGGCTGCTGGGCTTGGGCATGTCGTCAATTCGAAAGACCCATCATGACAAACCAACAAGGGGCGCCAGAAGCGCTGCGCACCATCACCCGTTACGAGGTTGTTGACTGCATCGACAGCAAACACGTTCCTGCCGTCATCCCGAACAAAGACGGGCCGTGGGTGCGCTACGAAGACCACCTTGCCGCCCTGGTAGAGGCACAGCAGCCCGCCCCATCGGCTGCGGCAGGCATGGACGAACTGCTGGCGATTGCCAAGCGGCTGGCGGTCGCAACCGATGAGGGCGATGACCAAGCGCAGGGAACTCACTACGTCGATAAGCAGGGGCTCATACGGTGCAAGGGTTCTTTCCTGTCTCTGATAGAAGACGCCCGTGCCGTCATCTGCTCTGCAGCACCCCAGCCCTCCCCCACGCCCCAGGCAGACAGCCGGCCAGCGCCCGTGCTGGGCTACCCGCAGTTGCCCGAGCCGCAATATCAAATGGGCGGCAAGGGGCACAGCGATGCCGCCATGCGCGCCTACGTTGACGCCGACCGCGCAGCCCGTGCCCCGGCAGACAGCGTGACGGCACCAGCGGGTGGGGTGGTGGATGGATGGAAATTGGCACCGAAAGAGCCGACTTTGCACATGGGCTGGGCGTATCTTGACGCTGCAAAGGAATCGGACCCGCTAAGGACGCACACGTTCAACCACGCAGGCTACCGGGCCATGCTCGCCGCAGCCACCACCCCACCCGCCCAGGCGGCAGACAGCGTGCTGGAGGATGCGGCACGGCTGAAAGAAGCTGTTGGCTTGCTGGAAGAGCTGGCCGAGCACGATAACTACAGCACCGAATACGACGGGCGGATGCTTTACATCTGCCCCGAGTGCGGCGAACAGGACGGTGAACACCGGGCCAACTGCGCTTTCGTCCGCGCCAAGGCCTTTCTCGCAGCCCGCAAGCAAGGAGGTGTGTGATGCAGTTCTGGGAAAGAGTAAAAAGCGCCAACCGGGAGCAGGACGATCCCTACTACGGCGTCATGCGCCTCGCTGGCGATGGAATGGAAGCTCTGCGCCAGTTGTTCCCCGATGGGGCTGCAAACGATCTGAATTTCGTCTTGTTTTCCACAAGCGGAGTTCACGGCACATATTGCACGCTGGAGGCCGCCGAATCCGAAGGTTGCGACGTTACGTTTCTCGTCGTCCAACCAAGGATTGTTGGCTTGCGGTACGGCAACTGCACCCCGAAGACGCAGGACGATTTTCAATTTCTTCGCAAATTGCGCGAGTCCAGTCATTTGGCAGTGGGTTCAATTGGGTGCAAGCAAGGAGCAAACCATGACTGAGCCGACACGACCATGCGGCACCTGCGGGATGCCGTGCACGCCAGGCGAGTACCACCCATACGCAGCGTGCCTGATGTTCAAGGCGTGCCACGACTCCGAGACGGTGCGCGCGAATCTGGAGGCTGTACGGGGCACGCCGCCAGCAGTGGCGGGGGAGCCGTGGGGCGCCTGTGTTGGCGGCCGCGTGTTCGTCGGCGGGTTGCCTGAGCATGCGCGCAAGCTGGCCGAGGCAGAGAACCTACCAATCCAATGGCTCTACACCACCCAGGCGCAGGCCGGGGCGCCATGCAGGAGAAACCCGTTCTACCATGGGCCGCGCAATTGCAGCCGTGGGACTGTCGGGTGTTGCGAAGACCATGGCGCCAAACCACAGGCGCAGGCCGGGGCGGTGCCGCTGACGGAGCATCAGATCGTGCACGACGGCTTGATGATGACGCCGAATTCCGTGTTCAAGGATGGCGCTGCGTTGTTTGAGGCTGGTGTGCGCTTCGCAGAGCGGCACCACGGCATCAAAGGAGGCCAGCATGGCGCTGACACCTGA